TCGTAAATGCCGCTGCACCACCATCTGTCTTGCGATGTCCCGTAGGTGCCGTCGATGGTGTTGAACACCATCACAAACCCGGCCACGGTTTCCACCACCGCAGCTTTCGGAGCACCCGCAAGGTCGGCAAAATTGCCAGAATTGGTGTACTGCGTCGAATCCACCAGATTAACGCCGACAGTCGTATCCGCAAACTGCGCAAACCGCCAGCGATTCTCAGATCCGCCCGTGTAGCTGCCGCCGCGTGAAACGTCAGTCCATGCGCCAGACACAAGCTCATACAGCTTTGTCTGAGTCCCGGCAAATACCCGCTTGGAGCCGTCAAGTTTGGTAATCAGCGCCGCGCCCCGACAAGCTGCAGCAAGAGCCGATATGCCAAGCGATACAGCAGACGGCGCAGCAGCAAAGCCGCGCAGCGTCGGGATGATGTTCGAGCACGCCGTAAAAATACCCGGAGCCTCTGCGGACGCATCAGGCCGGAACCCTACAAATGGCGTCATATGACACGCACCGCCAGGGGTGACGTGCTGTAGCGCAATTCCTTGTCTTGCGCAACAATCTCTTTGATAAGCCCGCTGTAGCGCGCCTCCCACACAGGCAGGCGCGGCTCATTGGGAATCATGCCAGCCGCTTCAATCAGCGAGCCGTACAAATACACATCTGGCGATGCGGTCAAGAGCCAGTTGGTTGTATCAGTGTCCGACAGCGGCGTTATCTGCTTGTCGTAGTACATGTAATAAGTGTATCCGCTGTCAGGCTGCGGGTAGAAATAAATCTGGTTGGCCTGCACCGTAAAGAATCGCGGCGTACCGCTTGCCGTGCCGTACCCGGCCAGCACTTGCGGGGTCACATACTCCAAATCAATGCCCGTGCCAGTGCCCAGAAGCAGCGAAAGCGAGCGCACCGAGTTGATGCCAGTCGGGAACGAAAGCGGGTTTGTCAGTGAACCCGTTTGCTGGTTTTCACTCTGCTGGTTGTCAAACAGGCGCGACAACTTCGACTCGGCCATAGCAATGAAATCAGGGATATAGGCATCCAGCGAAGTCCCGCGCCTGATGTAGTTGCTGATGGCGGTTTTCAGGGTCGTGTAGCTGTTGATTGCCATGGCTTAAATCCTGTCAACCGAGCGCAGGTTGCGGAACTCTTCAGAGGCCAGCCGGGCGCGGATTTTTTTCCAGTCGTCGGCGTTATTGATGTCCAGCCCCTCCTCGTTTTTCCACTTCTCCAGCACCACAAAAGGGATGTTCCCGATCTGGCGCGCAAAGCCATCTTTTGACTGGCCTTTAAAACCAGCGTTTTGCAGTGCCTTATTGGCCTCCAGCACGCCTTCGACATCCTGGACGCGCTCGAAGGCTACGGTGTCTGTACCTTCGTCGTAATGGACGCGGCTTTGCATCGCAACGCGTGACGCGGCCAGCAATTCAGCATCGCGGCGCTTTTGGGCCTTTTCGGCCTCAAGCTGCTCGACTACGCTGTAAGGCAGGATGATCTGCATCTCAGAAGCCCCCGCCGTCCTCGACAGGGCTGATCTGCGCCGTGCCAGCGGCAGACACTTGAATTGCAGCAATGTGCGTAGCGCCGCGCGGAACACTGATGTTTACCGAGTCGGCAGGCTGCACCAAGAAGTCGCCCGCAACGGCGACAACACCGGAATCCCCAAATTTGCAATAGCAGGCCGCATTGGCAGCCACACGGACAAAGCGCGGCACCGCGCCGTCTGCGCCGGGAGGGATGGCAACGCGGGCACTTGTCCCGGTAAAGCCGATGATTGCGCCAGTAGTAACGATGAGCATTTGTTTTCTCCAAAAGAAAAGGGGGCCGAAGCCCCCTTTCATGGTTGCCTGATGTTTAGCTCAGGTCAGCAATCACGCCGTGCGCAGCTTCATTGCGCATCTCCAGCGTGTAGGTCGCCCACATCTGCTTGCGACGGGCCAATCCAGTGATAGCCAGGTCTTGCATCTGAAATTGCTCCAGATACGCCACTGCGGCGTAGTCGGCATTCAGCAAGAAGATGTCACGGTTGCGCTGGAAGCGGTTCGGCACAATCTTCAGCGGGCCAAAGTCGCTGTCGTACACCGTCACGGTGGCCACCAGCTTTTTGTCGTCCACGTTGTAGAACTTGGTCGCGCCGCCCGTCAGTGCCGTGGTCAGGCCCACCCGTTGGGTGGGGCCGCACATCAGCGTGTTCGGGAAGTCGTTGCTGTTGCCGTAGATGGTGCCAGTCAGCGTGCGCAGCAGGGTTTCCGTCATAGCGCGCTGGGTGCCGTCCGTTGCCGCCGTGGTGCTGGTGCCGTTCGCACCGCCAGCACCGCGTGAGGTGTTGGTGGTAATCCACGAGCACAAGGGGCGCAGCTTGGAGGCCGTCGAAGCGTTACCAGTCACTGGAGCCTGGTTGTTGGTCAGGATGGTTTCCATGTCCACTTTCAGGGCGCGGCTGTAGCGTTCAAGATGGTAAGCCTGCTCGCGCTTGCGGCCCGCCTTGTCCACGGCGGTGTCCTGAATCGTGGTGATGCCGACGGTGCGCTCAGAGGTCTGGCAGTAGTTGCCGACACGCGAGGTAGCGGTAATGGCCTGGTTGGCGGCATCGTCGCCTTCAATCACCGCGTTAGCAGCGTTGGCAGCGGGGATGATGTCGGTTTGCCACTCATGGTAACGCGCCGATGCCTTCGACTTCTGGAAGAGCGAAATGGCGGGCGTGTCATACGGGGCCACGTTGAAAATGATGTCAGACAAATCTTCACGATTGCCAATCGCTTGATAGGTCTGGAACGTATTGGTTGGGACAGTCATTTAAGACTCCTTTGTTTAGGTTACGAAGCGCTCGAACAGGCTCACTGCCGTTTGTCGGCTGCCCGTCTGGCGCAGGTTTTTCATTAGCGATGCCTGCTTGTCCCCGTCACCGGGTAGCGCGGCAGCGCCGGGTTTGGACAGCTTGGGGAGCGCCTGGACCTGCTTTACAGCGGTCACTTTGGCCTCTTTAAGCTTTTGGAATTGATACGCATCGTGAAGCACCTTCACCATGCGCGGGTCGGTAATGTTGGTCAGCTCGTCCTTGCTGAAGCCGTAGGATTTCTCGCCCACGTCGCCCAGCTTGTTGGCTAAATCAGCATTCCAGCCCGGAATTGCGCGGGCCAGTTCTTGCGCGCCTTTTTGCAAGGCTTCGCGTTTCATGGCTTCGGTCTGCTGGACTCGCTGGCCGGAAAGCCCCTGCAGTTGGTTTGCCAACTGGCTGCGGGTGTCTTTCAAGTCCTGGAACTGCTTGTTCTCCCATGCAAAACGGTTCGGGTCTTGTTGGTACAAGGTTGCCCAATCGACGTTTTGATAGGCGTGCAGTTGCGAATCCACTTGCATGATCGCAGCGGACATTTTGAATTCCCCCTCGCTGATCTGCGAGATGGCTTCAACTGTTTTCCGTTCCTGCTCCAGCGTTTTGCGCTGCTCTGCCACTTCTTGCGTTTTGCGGGTGTAGTCCGCATGCAGCATCAGTGCGTTTTTCAGCTTTTCAGGGACTTTGTATTTCTCCCCTTCAAATTCGACTTCAACCTCTGCCGGGCCGCTTAGCTTTTCAGCTTCGACTTCAGCATCAGCACCTTCGGTGACCGCGTTATCCGGGTTGGGCGCGAGTTCGTCCGTGGGGTCGTTTTGGGGGGTAGCGGCAGAGCCTGTTTCTGCCGTTTCGTCTTGCGACAAAAGGGCTTCAAAGCGGTCAACTGCGCTGGCAGGCGTGGCGGATTCTCCGCTGCCTTCTGCGGCTTGGTTTTCCATTTTTCACCTTTGGTTTGCCAGTGACCGACTGGCAGCGGCATAGCCTCTTGGCTATTCGGGTTGCGCGTCTTCCCATGCCTTCATGGAAGCGGCTTTTATGTGCCCTTCAATCTGCCCGCGCACTGCTGCCAAAACTGACAGCGAGATACGGAGCCTTTGAAGGTTTTGGATGTCTTCTACGGGTACGCTTTTGAAACTCTCGACAATGTTCTTTTCAACCTGCTTGAATGCATCGTCAAACGCCGGGTTTTTCAAAATGCCATCAGCAAGATGCGCGCGTACCGCTAAGTCTTCGGGCAGCGACAGAATCGCGGACGGCTTAAAGAAGTAGCGCCGCAATAGCTTCATCATCATCAAGTAGCCTTTGTTTGTGCTGAATGCGCTGCATCAGTGCCGTGTAATGCGCTTGGTTCATGGCGTCGCGCAGAGATTGCCACCCGGCGTAATCACTGACCACCTGAGCGGCTTGTGCGTTGATGCTTTGCAGCGCCTCTACGGGCTGCGATACGTCAATCCGGCGTGGGACTATTTCAGGCGAAACCTTGACGGCTTCAGGTGCTATCTTCTTGATGGCTACGGCTTCGACAAGCTCCGCTTCATTGAGCATGTGCTCGCGGCCATCAATGAGGTATTTGCGCCGTATGCGCCGCTGCCTGCGGTTTCTATCGTCTCCCGCCGGAGATGCGTCTTGTTGTACCGCAACGCTTCCAACTTGTCCAGCGCCACTAACCCCGCTCAACGCCACGTCAACCGCTGGCGACAAATTGCCAACTGAGCCGGTTGCAGAAACGCCGGACAAAGCAATGGTTACGCCACTGGTCGGGGTAACGGTGCCTACTGCTCCAGTTCCAACGACACCAGATAGCGAGACAGTAGCGCCTGGCCCTACATTCCCGGCTTGTCCAGCGCCTTGATTTCCAGTCAGTGCCGGGCTGATTGTTGGCACCAATGTGCCCACAGAGCCGGTCGCCGCATTGCCGGTCAGTGCGGTAGTAATCGCCGCCGTTAAATTACCCGTTGCACCAGTAGCAGAGACACCCGTAAGCGCAATACTTACAGCCGGTGTAAGCGTGCCGACTGAGCCGGTTGCACTAACTCCAGTAAGCGCTACCGTCACTCCATTATCTGGAGTCACCGTACCTATAGACCCCGTAGCATTTACGCCAGTTAGCGCAATGGTTACGTTTGAAACTAGATTGCCAACGCCGCCAGTCGCGCCAACGCCCGTAAGGGCTAAGGTTACCGCACCGCTAGCAGCAGGAATCCCCGCTATAGGCAGGCCAGCAATTGGGCCTAGCCCGAGCATTTAGAAAACTCCGATAAACAGGTAGGCAGGGCCTCCGTTACCGCCAGCGCCGCCAGTCCCTGCGGTCAGGCATGCGCCCCCGCCTGCACCACCACATCCGGGGGCACCGTCACCACCCCTACCGCCAGATGTGGCCGAGTTAAAAGCAGAGCCTGCGCCGCCGGAACCACCAAAGCCAATGAAGCGGTTTAGCATGTAAGGCAGTTGAAGCCGATAGCCTGTAGCGCCAGCGCCTCCTGCACCAGCACCACCGACACCGCCAGCGATGTTTGGGAGCTTTGCAAGGGTGTAAGAAGCCGG